ATCGGACACACGTGAAATTATGTCTCTAATAGTAAAATCATCCAGAATATCACGATTAGATAACCAAGACTTATCATCCACGATACTTTTTATTTCGTACAATTCTTCATCTATTTTAGTTATATTGAAACGAGTGGTTTCCCCGTATACCAATTCTACAGGAAATTGTGTTACGGCACCTTTCCCCGAAGAAGATTCTAAAACAGATTCATTTACTATTTTATTAATAAGTGTAGATTTACCTGCTCCCGATTGACCTAATAGAGATATCTTGGGTATTTTATTTAGATTTTTAAAGAGATTATTTAAATTTTTTATTTCATCTTGTTTCAGTGATTTAGTCAATAATTTATCATTTATCTCCTGTAATTTTAAATAATCGTAGAATAGTTTTTTAGTTTCTACGTTAAAGTTTCGTATACCTTCATCATTTATTGTATCTTCATAGTTACTTGTGTCTTCCTCCATTATAGTTTCATCTTCACCATCAATAGCATCTTCATATAAATCTTCTTTCAAATCACTTTCTATACATTCTAATATAGCTTCATTATTTTCTTCAATTGAATCTACGATGATTTCCGCGACTTGATGTGAAATTTCATCAACGGTGGGTTCCATATTAAATAATTTATTTATTTTGATTTTAAATAATATCAAATTTAAATTTGATACTTGTAAATTAAACCAATTAATAAACAACTAATAAATAAAATGGAAGAAATTAAGTCTATTCTTATTATATGGTTTTTCGCTTATTTCATTGAATATTTTAAGAGTGAATTAGACTTGTCCATGTTCAACGTCCTCATTTTCATTAATCTCATGGCAGTCTTTTATCTGCTAAGAGATCTTAAATTTTCTATAACATTTAAGATTAACAATTACACTGAAGATGAAGATGAAAATATAAACTAAATTTTACAATATTCTATATCTGGATGCAATTTTATATTTCTTATCTGTTTATCGCATAATTCTTTCTCTTTTTCATTCTTATCTGAATCATTATTACAGAAATCTGTATTATCTACGCATCCCTTATATGTCCCGAAAATAAAATCCGCGAAGGGTAAAATTATATTAAAATTACATTTTTTTTCTCCTTTATTGAGATGATGTATCATATGATATTTTTCCAGATATTTATAAATAAAATTATCTTTTATATTTTCATAATTCGTTGAATATTTATATTCATGATACGTTGGATGTAGAATATTCCACAAGAAATAATATACCGAAGATATACCTATCCAAGTAATAAAAATTATTAAATATTCATTTCTTGTATGCTTATACTTTATCGCTTCTGATATTACGAAATAAATAATAAATCCAATTAAAGTAGTAAATGGTATATTATATCCACCATAAAGCATCCCTTCATCCTCAGTTGAAACTTTATTTTCATTATTAGTAATTGAATGATGATTTATATGAGTTTCACTTTGTTCTATTTTATAAATATTTTTATAAATTTCTGATATGATATTTTTTAAAGGGTAATTTTCATTACTATGCAACATGTATTTATGTATAAACCATTCTTGAATGCTCGTTGAAATATAAAGTAAAAATACAGTTAATATTATATTCATATAAATATAATATTATATCATATATTAAATGGGTCAGAATTCATCTTGTTTTCAATGCTGTAAAAGAGAAAAAAAAGATTTAGGAGTAAGTTTAATGAGAGACAGATACTGCTATCAATGTAGAAGAACTTTCATTTCTAATTATGAATACAACAGACACATCCCTACATGCGAGGGAACTTATGGAGATATGTAATTTTTTATCTAGATAAAGTCTTCGTAGAAAGTCTTCCTAAATAATTTAATAATTTTATAATGATACAGATGAGATTGATTAATAGCACAGAATCCCATAATCCTTTTAAATTCATCTGTTTCCATCGCTTTCTTAATTTTTTCTAAATTATCTAATTCATCAACTATCGCATATGCGAATTGTGTCATACCATAATCCCCGTTCCTATCTACATGAATCAAGGATTTACCATTAGAGAAAATAGTTTTAGGAATATTAAAATGACCATGATCTCTACTCTTAGAATAATGACACTGAATACCTTTACTACCCGAAATAGTATAAACTACTGGATGTATAAAATCATCTTTCGTATTCTTAGAAACATAGGGTTTCCTTGTTTCATAATTACTATAGGAATGAAGTGTATCTATTAATTTATCTCCTTCTTTCGCTATCAATTTAGATAATTCTGTAAATCCCCCAGAAGGAATAAAATCCCAATCAGAAATATTTATAGTATGATCCGCATTATTAATATCAACTATTCGGGTAGATCCGGAATATTGAGACTTCTTTAATAGATAATAATCGAAATTGGTAGAGCATTTAAATACTCTCTGCCCTTCACTAACATCATTCATATTCAGATATTGTAAATTATAATTTTTCATATTCTCAAGAACATTCCTAAAATCACCCGTGGGACTCCTAAATCCCGATGGATGAACTAAACACAGATAACCATTTTCCCTTAAATCTTCACTGAATTTTAAATGAAATCTATTCCAGATAGGTTGTGTTTTCTTAGGACCCACCTGTAATTGATAAGGAGGATTTCCAATACACAGATCTAGATTCTCAATAGATTTCCAATGTTCATTATTTTCTTTGATATCTATTTTCAGTGAATCTCCTAAATGATAATTAAGCTTGTATTGATCATAAGGATCAATTAATAATTTCGTAATGAATATATTCGTAGGATTTATATCACAGAAATACAAGCACTTTTCTAAAATAATTTTATATCTTTCATCTTTATCTGGATATTTATCTGCTAAACCTTTCATAAATCTATCAATAATAGGTAATGTAAAAGTTCCTTTACCGACACAAGGATCAATTAAAGTTCTTTCAGTTGACCAGAATTCAAGAGGCAACAGATCCAACATTTTATCAACAAGAGATATTGGTGTAGAGACCTCCGCGTTATTCTTCTTTTCTAATTCCTGAGGAATAAGATATTTCCCAATAATAATTGCTAATTCCTTATTGTTGTCAATGTTCTTAACGAATAATTCTTTAATAGTCCTAATAATCTGTTCTGTTTCGGAATCACCCGTTACATATTTAATATAAACTCGGACGAATTTTTTTAGAATATCCTTATTAATCTTGTCACCCCACCAAGAAACAACCTGATCTAATAATATCTTATAAATAGTTTCATTCATCTCAATATTAGTAAACATATCTGTGAAAGATGTTGAATTTTCATCATGAATGGTTAATAAACATATTAATGGAATAATATGCTTTAAAATATCCATGAAATTTACATTATCTACTTTTTCATCAATAAAATCTTCTTCATCTATATCTTCTATGTCTTCATCTTCTTTTTCATTTTTTACCTTTTCAATTCCGTCTTTTATAGTTTCGTCATCATCTTCTAAGAGTTTATCAACTAATTCCTTGTGTAATTTATTCATTGAACCCTTCGTAAACATTGCATTGAAAATGACTTGTTCTTCATTGGAAAGAAGAATCTCCTTATACTTAATTCTTTCTAAAAGTTTAGAAAGAGCCTGTTCCGTCTTCGAAGCATAAATATTATATATATTTTCACTAAGAGATGTAATTTTAGATGGATCATTACCGAACTCAGGCATCCAATCATCAGCATTAAGATTAATTAGTCTTTCTTGTAAAATGTACTTAGAAGACTTCTTAGGATGAGAAGAAGGTTTAATCGTTGAAGCATAATCAATAATAGAGGTAGAAATAACTCGGTGAATATTTGGATCAATTACGAATCCAGCCTTCTTATTTACACCCTCGGTCATACACCGAAACATCATCTGATATATCATATCGAATCCCATATTGTTATTGAGAAGAATAACAATGTCACAATTATAAATTGAAACTCCTAATGAACATTGCCTCCCAGAAAGAACAAGGACACCTTTCTTCCCTGTATTCTTCGCTACAATACGCGCATCTTCAATACTCTTTTTAGGATCTCCCGTTGTTTTCGTATTAATACAGATGATATCATAATCGGGGATAACTTTCTTCTTTTCTAATAAATTTTTAGTAGCCGAAGAAATTAAACCAATATCCATCTGAGGCAAGAATGCCATAATAATCATGGGATCATCTGTGTCTCCGATGTATCTTGAATTGATTTCTGGATTCTTACATATTTTCTTAATGCGTTCCATGTAAACAATACTATCAGGGAAATCAGTATCAGGGATACCGAAACGATTCTTTTTACCGAATATTCTGTACCACATGTTAAGATTCTCTTCTTCATTCTGAAATTCATCTATTTTCTTATCGGATGATTGCTTCAACAAGAAACATGCTTCGGGACTCCACCCATAATTATTATCTCGTGTATATTCAATGATTTCCCTGGTTGATTCATCCGTTAACTTGTCTGTAAGAAGAAATAATTCTGGATATTTAGAATATTCATTTACAATAGATTCTTGAGAATACATGTTAATATAATCTACGATCTCTTGACCATGCTTCGTAACCAGAGTATCAATATTTCCCTCCTTGGTAATATTCTTACATAGTTTGATGTCTTCTAAATCCCAGAGAATCCAGTTTTCCCTTGGAATATTATAATCATTAGATGGCTTTGAATAAGTAGCGGTAATCTGAACGGTGAATGCTCCCGATCCGTAATATTTAAGAGTATTCTTAGCTAATTCAGTTGTTCCTCCATTATGAGATTCATCGATAAATCTCATATTAAACTTAATCTTTTTTAACCAGGGGATAGAATTAGTTTTTTCTGAATCTTTAATCTTAGATTGTAAGAATTGCTTAGAGCACACTATAATATTTTTATCTTTTAGAGTTGGATTCTTATTTTTCTTATTGTAGTCTCCATTTAGTTTAATGATATTGAAATCATCTAATTGAAGACAATTAAACACTTCAATCTGTTGATCCATCGTTTCATTCGGAGCAGTTGTAATAACGAGATAATTACAAGTGTCTTTATTCGCACTATCTTCAATAATAGATCCTGCGATAATGTATGATTTACCTGAACGTTGAATGTGTCCCCATAAAATTTTTTCTATCTTTTCTTCTTTTAAGCGAATAGTTTTCATAACACCTAACTTCTGATGCATTTTTAACACCAATGGTTTCTTGTACGATTTAAATAATTCTGATAATTGAGTATTCTTAAATGAGTCTCTAAACTTATAAAATGCTTCTTTTAAATCTTCGTGATCAATAACAATTGTGTCTTCTCTATTATAGATTTCCGCGAGTTTCTTAGAAGATGATTGCGTTCTCTGAATCATGTCATCGGTTTCTTTCTTATTTTTAACACAGAAACCGAATGATACATTATATCCTTTATCAATATATTGTTGAGCATAAAGACTCATCTTTTCAATATCTAATTTACCACTGTGTTCGGAGTTGAGTAATTTAGAAGATATTGCGATGATATGTTTATTATTATGGGATCCAACAAGTGTAAAATCGGATGAATCTCCAGCATTGCCTCTAAAATTAATTTCTTTATTAGATTCAAGGAATAATTCTTTATAAGATTCAATTTTCTTGATTGTGTTTTCATTAAAATTGCCCGAGCATGCAGTAAATTGTTTTAGTTTATCGATTGTATTGAGGCCACCAAGCAGTTTAAGGAGTGCTTCTTGTCTATATCCTGCTTCTTGACCTGACTGATTATTGATCCATTGTTTAATGGGTAAATCGGTTTTCTGTAGGAATTCAAATAGTTCTGTAAAGGTATTCATTACTAATTCGTTATTATTACAATTATTGGCAATAATCAAATTTACATTATTATTGTTATTATTGTTATTAACAATATTATCTATTATTTTACAAGGGAATTTTCTATTAATGTGTGATTTATAGTGACCACGCTGCTTGAAACCCTTTCCACATCTTTCACAAACAAACTTATTGATTGTTTTAGTGTCCATATTATACTATTACAAACTATTTTATTTTTAAGTAGTTGAACTTATAATTAACGAAAAAAACTTGAATATATAAAATCTTGCAATTATAAAAATCCTGTAATTTATTTAAATATTCAGTATTTTCTAAAACATGTTTAAAACCTTCATATCTGTCTTTATTCGGTGAATAATAATTAAATTTAATTTAAGAATAAATGTAAAATGATATATAAATGGAAGAAGGATATATATATTGTATTTCTAATCTTGAAATTATGAAAGATATCTATAAAGTGGGTGTCACGATGAGATCTCCATTGGACAGATTAAAAGAAGCGAACAGTTCTGAGACATGGAAGATACCGACATTTAAAATAGAATTCGCGAAAAAAGTTATGAATCCGAAAGATAAAGAAAAAAAACTTCATAAATTAATGGAAAAATTTATGATTAGAGTTCATCCACGGAGAGAATTTTTCAAGGGTAAAATAGAAGATATTAAAGAAGTATTTGATCTACTTGATGGAGAAATATGGAATGACATTCCTCTCGTAACCGAAAAACCCGATTACGGTTTAAGAGATATTGATGTAAATGATAGACTATCCGAAGATGAAGAAATAAGAGTTAGACAGATAAAAGAATTAATACACGATGTTTTTAATACTCATAAAATCGAAATTAGGGAAAGATCTATTCATAAAGAATCGCATTTTTTAATCAATATAGATGATATATGTTTCTTAGTATTAGAGAATCATAATCAAGGGAGAGGTAAAATCGGAATGTTAACAACACCGTACATTATAAGCAAGTCAGAGAAAAAAAATCCTATATTAACTGAATATTTAAGAAAATTAAATTGGGACCCATATGGTATCGGGGCATCAAGGAAACAATATGACACCGAAGGAAAAACTAAATCAGAGGTAAAAAACGAATTAGAAAATCTGAAACAATTTTATCTTGATAATATCGTAGAGGAGATTGAAGTGATAGACAATGATAAAATAGAATATAATAAAAATGACCAAGATATAGAGTATAAAAGTAAATCAATGGATATTCAACGAATCATATGGAGTGATGAAAATAAGACATTAACGGATAAATTTAATAATACCTATGGATTTATAAATAATTGGAATGGGAGCCCATATATCAAAACAATAAGTAAAAATAATAAATTATTTAGAATCAATGGAGGTATACACCGAGGATATTGTATATGGTTAGATTCACAAGATATAATTCATATAACACATGGTCATAAAAATGTAAACAGTATCAGTCATTGCATATTTGATGATAATGATGCAACTAATGGTTGGTTATGTAAATGGGGTAAAGATTTAAACATATGCTTATCGGGAGAAGATATTAAATATATTCATAATCATTTTAATATTAATTCATCTTTAAAATAACGAAAAAAAACTTAAATATATAAAAAAGATTTTAAATTAATGAATATTATTACAGGTGAAATATATGAAATGGAAAGAGAATGGTGGATAATTGATCGGATAGTAGATAAAATACTATGTAATAAACTAAAAGACAATGTTGATTTATCAGATGATGAGTTTATTAGTCAATGTTTAGAGGAATAAATAATTATTTAATATTTTATTTTTTTCAGAAATCTTATTAATATATTTAATTAATTTTTCATCTATTTCGTTGCGTTTAATTTGTTTCTTCAATAATTGTAATTTAGACCTTTGTTTATTTTCAATTATTTCTTTTTCTGATTTATTTTTTTTTGAATGTAAATCTCTTGGTAATCTTTTATATTTAATTATATATTGTATTAGATCTTCTACCAAAATAATCTTACTTACATCATAACTATTTTTCCAGAATGGATTTATTTTTTCACACATTAATTCTTCAACTAATTTTACTATATTTTTTCTTTCTTCTGTCAATGAATATTTCACCTGAACTATGTTCTTTAATCTTGTATAATGTATATATAATTCATTTTTTTTTTCTGGAAAACATTTATATTCATTATAATATTTAACTATAATATTTACACTATTCAAAAAATCTTTTTTTCTTTTATTTACATGATTTAGATTTGCATGTGAACTTCTAATTTCATATATAAAACCTAATCTATCTAACATTTCTTTTCTTTCTTTTGGTTTAGTAATTTTAATTCCATTATCTATATATTTTTTATATGTATCTTCAGATATATACATTTCTTTTATAAAGTTTTGCGAAGATCTAATACAAGAAACTTTCATACCAAGTGGATATTCACTTAATTCAGGGACTAATATATTAACAGGTAATTTATATTTACTAGGAACATCTATATTTCCATATAAAGATTTAAAATATATTAACCCAGAATATAATAAATTCCAGTGATATTCATTATTGCAAAATACAAAATTAATGTTTAATAATTTCTGTATGTTATTTTTAAAATCCCCTTTTAAATAGGAAAAGTTATTGCGAATTGTGCCCGTTATTACCCCTAATTTCATATTGTGTAATTCTTTATTCTGACATTCATCTGATATTATATAATCGTGTGGAATATCAATATATTTAGTACTATTAGTATTTTTATAATACAATAAACCGTCTATAATATTATTAATTTCATAATGATAAAGATTATCTGGTTTGGAAATATTTAACCTTCTTCTGAATGAAACTAAACCACCCTGGTATTTTGATATTAATGGGCTTAGTCCTGGATCTTTTTCATTTATAAAATCATATGTAATTCTTTCATTGGGATATTTATTATATATATCCATTGTTCTACGAATTAATTCCTTATCTAATGTTTCGCTAATTAATAATTCAACATCATTATTTTTAATATATTTTTTATCAGGTTCAATTAGTCCAATATATGGTTCAAATATATCAATTAATTTATTAATATTTAAACTATCTGTCCATTCAATACCAATAAAATTATCTTTATCTTTCCAATATTTTTCTTTTACTTTTCTCCTTTCTAGATATCCATCCATAAATGTTTTTGTATCAGTTAATTTTATTCCCCATAATTCAATTATTATCCATTTTTTTTGAATTGGACTGTATATTTTCATATCATATGTGCAATTATTTTTACCACCATAAATAATATCAAAATCATCTGGATATTTATTTCCTTTTTTTATTTGTATATTACGATGTATTAAGAAATTTGCCAATGAAACCTCTCCCCCACTATCCCAAGAAGAACCATCGCATGATATATGTTTATCATTTTTAATATTTAGAGCTTGTTTTATTTCTTTCCATGATGTTTTTAATTTAAACTGTCTCATTATTGGTCCACATACATTATTTTTTAAAAACCATTGTTGTAATGGTAGTGTTCCATATAGTTCGAGAATTGGTTTGAAATGATATTCAATTAGTTCATCAAAATTACACTGAGATGGGAAATTTTTTATTATATATTCTTTTCTTTTATCTTCTATATTTAATACATTACAACAATATAACGATGGAAACCCATTTCTCCCATGAAATGATGAATAATTATCATCATCTGTAATTTCATATTGCCTGATATAAGTATTATATATTCCAGTATAATTTTTATCCATTTTTTCTGGAATTAATCCTTCTATACCAACTTTTTCATATATTTTTTTTATTTCTTCATTTAATTTATTTACATCTTTTAATTCATTTTTATTTCTTTTATATTTTTTACCATATCTATCTAATAAATCTTGCCATTTAAATTTCAAACGAATTAACGCCGATGTAAAACCATTATGATATATTCTCCACCATTCATAAATAGGTATTTTCCATTCATAATTATTATTTAAACTCATATTTGCTACATTCCAAAGTAGAATATATCTCGCAAAGTATATGTAAATTGATTTTTCGGTCCATCGTTGTTTATTCTGTGTTTTTAATGTATTCTTTAATATACAATCATTACAATACATACCTCTTTCTAATTTAATTATACTACGAATATCCCGTGTATCTATATTATTACATTTACATATAAATTTACATTTATCATCTCTTTTACAATATGGTAAATCTAATATATTATATTCTTTTTCATCTTCGCATATAATTTTTAATAATTTAAATTCTTTGTTTTTATCTAAATAATCTAATATCATTTGTTTTAATGGATCTTGTTCGAATCCTATTTTTCGTGTTAATGGTTTTTTCTTTTCTTTTTTGGTAATAAAATATTTTGAATATTTTGAATTATTTATAAATTCATTCCATAATTTTTCTCTATATTCATTTCGTATAGTCCCTTGTCTAAACTGGTAACTTAACCATTTACCCAATGATTTTTCATTCTCATCACTTGATTCTTTTTTTGGTCTTTTATTTTCATTATCCATAAATTTTATACATTTTTCTAATTTATCATTCCATTTCTTGTCTCTCGCCATTATTAGTAATTATATTAACATTATATAAATGTAATTATCAAATTTTTAAATTATTAAAAATAAATATCAATAGATATATTTAGAATGATAAAAAAATATTTAGAAAAAGATATGAATGAAATAGATTTTAATGAAGATATTAATGGACACAGAAACGATGGATTAAAAGTTGAATATCTATTTTATTAAGAATTAATTCATTCTTCTTCTGAATCTTCTAATAGATATTCGCTCTCCTTAAAATTATTCTCAATAACGGGCATTTCAATATCATTTAAACACATCCGGATGAATTCATCATCATCCTTTTTATCCTGCTTCTGTAATTTATTCTCAATTAAGACTTCAACAACATCATCTAACGCATAATGTGAAATATCTAATTCCTGAATCTCGCATGTGTAAATATTAAATAATTTAAAACTCTTTTTATCTTCGGGGTATAATTTCTGCCACAACCATCCATACATAGCTAATTGTAATTTATGACCCATAGTAAGTGAACCAGTACATTTAAATTCCCATACATTATCTGTATCTACTGCGTCAATTGAACCACTGAGTTCTATTTTACCATATTTTTCATGTTCAAATGTGTAGACGATTGATTTCTCGAATTTAATATTTTTATCTTTAATAGTTTCATCTAAATTCGCAAGACACATTTCTAATTTATTATCTGGTAACCAATTATTTCCATAAACATCAATCTGATTTAAATTATATTCAACACCAGATACACAAGAACTATAAATATTCGCAATGTGTAAAACATCCTTAATATTATTCGGAGGATAAACTAATCTATTGTAAACTTTTCTTATGTTTTCCGAATGAAAATGATTCGAAATTAATCTATAAATTGTCATATCTCCTTTTTTTAGAAATTCCCAGTAAGAGGGTATAGAAATTCCATTTAGATCTGAAACATTTTCCACAAGACCATCAACACTAATATCGGTTTCAATCGTGATCCCATTATTAGGTGATTTTACTCTATCATATAATAAACTACTATAAGGATATAATTCTTTTTCATGTCTGTCTGTTAGATATTTAATGAAATCGGTAACTGGAAATTTATTTTCCGAGTTATTAACTATTTCTGTATTATTTCCATATTCCAGATCGGACCATTCTATATCATTTTCTTTAACAACCTTACAATAAGGTAGATCTTTTAATTCCCTTATTGATTTTCTAATAAAAGGCAATTTCCTGTATTTTTTACTATCATTTTTAGCATTATGTCCATGAATCATAAATAGCTGTTCTAATCCACGAGTTAAGGCAACGAATATAGGTTCGGGACATTTTTCCTTACTTAAATCCTTATTTCCGAAATGATAATAACTTTCATCGCAACTATAAACTATATTTATTTTTCTTTCTCTTCCCTTTGATTTATGAAAAGAAGTGAACACAACTTTACCCCTTGTATGTTCTTCTTTTAATTCTTTATCCGAATCATTTGAACCCCAAAAGATTTTAATACCTTCTGAAGTTAATTTATTCGCTAACATTGTTATTGGTGTCCCCGGTTTTAAAGATGGCGCAAGGATAAATATATCATCGGGTTTATAACTCTTCAATAACTTAGTTATAGTATTACACATACTTGATAAGAATGTATCTCCATATGGATTGAATACCAGATATCTCACCTTAGGACCTTCTTTATCTGTTATTATTCTTTTTTCATTTAAAATAATGTCATTCATGAATCTACCCATTGGGTTCGTTAACCTTCTACTAAGCGTTAATGGACAACATATAAAAGGTCTCTGAAAGATTTCTCTACATTTCGTTAAATATCTAATATCCGCACCCTTGAATTCAAATATACCCTGAAATTTATCGCCTATAACGAATAATTGTGGTCTAAAATTTATATCTCTAATATACTTGTGAATTAATTTGAAGAATATAGATTGCATGTCCTGAACTTCATCAAGGATAATTAGATCATATTCGGTATTCTTTATAGCAGGTTTATTCTTTTCAATTATTTCATATAAATCTTCAGGACTATATCCACCCTGACCGTAGTAATTATGGGCGAAAGAATTATAACTCTCGATATCCATATTCTTTATATCATATTTCTGTACCTTTACCCTTGATTCTTTTTTTAAATCTGCACTAAATGTTAGATTGAGTATTCTTTTCCCCTTAAAAAGAATATGAAATATTAAAGCTATAAAATAACATGTTGTGGATTTTCCACCACCGGGCACAGCATCTGATTCACAATCCTGACCTTCTACAAGTCCATTTATTATAGACCATTGTTCGTCTGAAGGTTTGTTTCCATTCAATTCAATTTCGTGATAACACTTAGTTTCCATATCATAAATCTATTAATTATATTATAACGTTTTAAACTTAAATCAAATTTTAATAAATTTGATAAAATCCATTCTTAAACTACACTATTGAACAATAATTTTATGGGTATTAACGAAGAATACTGCAGAGAATCACATATGACAGGGCAACAGATAAGAAACACAGATAAAGAGTTTGAAGATCTCTGTAAGAAAATATCTATTTTCGGTTGTTGTATCATTATCTTGCTTCTTCTCATTTACGTTACTCTTATTCTTATAATTATTTCATTGAATAACTAAATTTGATTAATATATTTTAATATTATTAACAGATTTAAAAAATATGTCTTCGGCTAATCGCATTGAGGATCCAGAATACGGAGAAACATTGCCCCTTCAGATGAAACAGGAGGAACATGTAAAAGAAAAGAAATTATGTGAAAGGAAATCTATATCTAGATGTGTGATTGGGATAGTCCTGATCTGTTGCTTTATCGTGGTATGGTATGCTCTCCATGGAGGTGTTGGTGGGAATAGTATAACCGCTTCACTTCGGAGAAGGGATCCGTGTGCTTCCGCTAAATACGGATGCTGTGAAATTTACTCAGAATGTAAAATAAAACCAGATCACATAGATTACGAAAAAAGAAGAATCAGACCAATTGAAATTAAATCTTCTGACAATCTTGATTCCAATTGCCCATCATTGGAAACTCTCATAAACAAGTACAATCAACATTACGGTAACATGACAACTGATTGTGGTACCTATGGTTGTTGCCCTGGTCTTAATATTGGTTGCGACAAGACTATCAGACAATCCTTTAGAATAGGAAACAATGATCGGACCAAGGATCTCCTACATGAAAACTCTAAAATAGTAAATATGAAAATACCGAAGGTCGACCAGTTGGGTTCAAATTGCTTCAATAAACCACGTTTAACCTATGAACTGATTAACAGTTATAGTAGGCGTTATCCTTCACACGATGATTGCGGGGGGTGTGGTTTCATTCTTGTCCTCTGTGTTTTCGGGTTTATCCTGTGGTTGTCCGGGTTCTGTGATTAATTTACTGAATAATATAATAGGACAACCCATTTAAAAATATATTATACTATATATTTATATTATGTTCTTAAAGATTTTTACTCTGCTTAACTTGCTTACAAGTTCTTTTTCTCAGGATAGTTGCCGCTCGGATACCAATGGTGACGAATTAGTAAATGTAGGAGATCTTCTAAATATTTTATCAGATTTTTCTACCTCTAATTTACAATCTGATGTTAATGAAGATTTAATCGTAGATGTAAATGATCTCCTAATTGTTCTAAATGATTTCGGGGAAGAATGTAATATACCATGTTGCGATGAAGAATGCTCATTAGGTCAGGATTGTGGTAATCAGATATGGCAAGAATGCGGAACAAGTTGTCCTCTTATGTGCGGTCAGATTGAGCCAATGATGTGTAATATGATGTGTAATGTAGGATATCAGTGTGATAATGGCTTGTGGTGGGATGATGTAACGAAGATGTGCGTGGAAAATACCGCTTGTTCAGTTCAATTAGAATTGCCCCCGGGTATAGCAATTGGGAGACCTTTTATAGATAAAAAATTATTACTATCTGATTCAATTGAAGAATTGAGTGATTGGTCTTCTCTCTAAAATATCATAAATCATATCCAATACATCTTTATCATCAGATAAACTATAAAAGCAACGGGAAATGACTAAATTTTTTTCACAGACTACTTTTAAATTATCAATATTTATGCTTATAGTTCTATAAAGATTATCTCTGTAGAAACACTTATTTCTCTCGGCGAACAGTGTACAATTCGTTAATATATTTTCTTTCTTAAAATTTTCTATCATTCTTTTTAAAAGATCTTCATTACATTCCCTCTTAAAGTCTTTTAAAATGTTTTTGTCTATATCTTCTATCTCTCTTATACCATTTTCCATATAGAATTATATATTGTTCTTATGTATTTATATGCTATACCTACTCTTTCTGCGCTTTTATAAATTGATTCTGAAGAATACGGGAATTCCTCAGAAGAAACTATATTACCTCTTATTTCTTCTCCTTTTTCGTTCAAATAAATGTAAATATTCTGAACACTCTGATCTCCGTCGTTTAACCACAGATATTTCACCTCTTCCATTTAAATTTGATATTATATTTATATAAAGTATCAAATTTAATTTAACTAATTCAACATGTCCCAAGAAAGACCAGTTCAACTCGGACTATGTTGTATGAATACGACACTAAAGAAAAAAAAAGTCCCAGTATACGCTTCAAGGAGAATTATAGTTAGAATCATTGACAGATTGGGTATCGAAGAATTAAAAAGAAGAATTCTGTTGAATTTAGAAGATCTTCTAAAAATGATTCAATGGAATGAAGATAATGGAATAAGAGTTTTTAGATTGAGCAGCGAAATGTTTCAGCACAAGACGAATCCTAAGGTCCCTGATTATGATTTTGATTTCGCAATAGATCATTTAAAAAAGATTAGCAGTTTAGCTAAGAAATATGGACATAGATTAACATTTCACCCAGGTCAATACAATAACCTAGGAACACCTCACTCTAAAACACTACGAATGACTATTGCTGATTTAGATTATCATGCTTCTGTTCTTGACATTATGGAGATGGGTAAAGATTCAGTAATGGTTATCCATGGAGGCGGTATCTATGGAGATAAAGAAGGTGCGATAGAGAGATGGTGTGAAAATTATGAAGATCTTCCAGAAAAAATAAAAAGAAGACTCGTTTTAGAAAATTGTGAAAAATGTTACTCTATTGAAGATTGTTTAAGGATGAGTCAGATGACGAATGTTCCAGTTGTTTTGGATACCCATCATTTCGAATGCTATAAATTACTACATCCTACAGAACAATTTAAAGAACCGAAAGAATATATCCCTGAAATTTTAGAAACGTGGTTCAGAAGAGGAATTAAACCTAAATTCCATGTATCGGAGCAAGGATCGGGTAAAATTGGTCATCACAGTGATTATATTGATATTTTACCGGATTATCTCTTAGAGATTCCAGAAAAATATGGTACAAATATAGATATTATGATTGAGGCGAAAATGAAAGAATTAAGTATTCAGAAACTCTATGAAAAATATCCTCAATGCGATTGTAAAGTAGAAAAAGAAGAAGTGTATTTATCATCAGGTGTAATTGATGACACTTGGTCTTCTTTATAAGACAATAATGGACTATGATGAATATACTTATTTTTTAATAAATTATTCATATAATATATTTCTCCTTGCTGATCTATAATTAATTTTCTACAGAATGTAATTAGATATGTATTATTCGTATGTAATAAAAGTCTTTTACTCATATCTATTGCTACTTGATGATGAGGAATCATATGTTCAATATAACTTTTATCTGTAATTTTCATATGTTTCATATGTTGTGAATGATCATTGGGTTTAAAGAATAAAGGATTACAATCTCCATCTTTAGATTTAGACATTTTAGGATCCCATATATCTAATTTAGTTTTCGCATTATCTTTATCAACTATAAATTCATTATTACTTGACATTGTATCTGATAATTTTTTTTTCATTTTTTCCATTTCCCATATTTCATATTCCTGGACTCTTTTAATCTCTCTACATAAATTTAACATACTTGGATTATTCGTATGGGGTATTAGCATATCACTCATATCAACCGCTACTTGATGATGAGGGATCATATGTTCTAAATATTGAATATCTGTTAATTTATCTATGCAGGGATTAGAATCTCCTTTAATGTGATTAATATGATTACTATGATTACTATGATTACTATGATTACTATGATTACTATTCGTGTTTCCCATTATATAAGAAATAATATATATTAAATAATCTATATTAAATTAATGAAATACACTCATACAATTATTTTTTTACACGGTTTTTCTATGAATTCTTCTGATATGAAATATTATTGTGATAAATTTAAAAAATCATTCCCTCAATGTAATTTTAAATTCGTTCTACCACAAGCACCTAAAAGATCATCTACAATTTTTAAAAATAAAAAATTTAATTCTTGGTATGATTATTTAACTCCTCATTGTGAAAAAGAACCTGAAATAAACGAAGAACAATTATTACAGACAAGAGAAAAGATTCACAAATTATTAGACAAAGAAATAAACTATATAGGAGATCCTTCGAAGGTTTTTTTATCGGGAATGTCGCAGGGCTGCTGTGTCGCGATAGACGCAGGAATAACTTACAATAAAAAGATTGGTGGTATTATTGGATTTAAAGGTCATGTAATAAATAGATCATTAAAAGATTTCTCTAAAAGACAGAAAATATGGGTATGTCATGGTAAAAATGATAAAACAATTTTTTATAATTTCGCTAAAAAGACATATATGAAACTGAAAAAAAAGAATCCTAATATAAAATTATTAAGTCAAGATAATGTTAATCATAGTGTTCCTTCGGGTATTATAGGGCAGATGAAAAGTTTAGAAGATTATTTATTAATAGGTTAATATAATATTATTAATAGGTTAAATTAATATAAGAGATATAATAGAATGTTCATAATGAATTCTAAATGGTTAACCTTCTGGACATTAGAATACACATTTATCTGGATAATTTTAAGGAATATTTTACCTTGTAATGATTTTATAACTAAGATTAATCCAACATATCTTTTATTACTGATAGCATATGGTTATTTAGGTATTGTTTTTTATCAGTTAATAGTTAATAAAACTTATTATGAGTTTAGTTTCATTGTAGCACATATATTATTTCATTTTATTCCTCTCTTCGTATTCCAGATATTCTTTAAAGTAAAAGGAAATTTATTATTTTCATCATTATTCGTGGTAGCATATTTATCCTATATTACAAGAGAAAAAATGACTCTATATGATATTTATTTAAGTAAAAGACATATGAAATCTTTTAAAGATTTAAGAAAACATATTAAAACTCATAAAACATCCGATAATCCAATACATAATTTATTTAGAAGATTTATTAATTAGAGATCTGAATCAGAATCACTTTCATCTCCATCCTGTCCTAATTCGGCTACAGGCGTCCAACAAAGATAATATTTTAAAGTAGTATTATCTGTTAAATCATCGTAAACAGACCATATCCTCCATGGATTACCTGTACCAGATTCTCTCCAATTTAAATGTCTTGTGCATCTAATTTTAAATTCTTCTATACTAATTGGTCTTTTATCTCTTTCACCAGACATATCAAATGAATTATATCTGAAATTCATATAAAGATCATTTCCATCTTTGATCATATTACAAGAACCCAATCTAACTTTTGTCTCATCATAAGCAGCATTGTCCGACTCCATGTAATTTACTCTACAACTGAAATTATTGTAGGCATACTCAATAGCATCTTTAAAGGTTTTAAAATCTTCTAAACCAAGAACAGAGCGACGTTCATAGTTTCTCCATTGATTATAATTAATATTTCTCTGCCCCGAGGAAGAAAGGTTAACCGCATACATTGCTTTCTTTTCTTGATTAATCATATAATTCTTAGTTTTAACACTGCTATAAATATTAATTGGAACAAAGTCTCTTATTGTTTTATCTGAATTATAAGTTAATGTAAAGCGACCTGCCATTTGTGAACCCGAATCTGATTTAGAAATATCAGAATGCAGGACACCATCGGTAAAATGCATATTATTATCATTTGGATCTTGAATTGTAATACCTCTTTCCACACATCTAGAACCTGTAACTAATATCGGTAGATCAGACCAATAATGTCTAATAACTTTCATAATCCTCCAAAATTCATTTTCATTGTCGTATATTAATTGTTTCTTATCAAAAACCATTTCATAATATGTGTATCCATCTTCTGTTTTCTTAAAACCATTGCCCATTTTTCTCTTATTTAAGCTATTAATAAATTCTCCCGGAAAACTCGGTATCATCATTTCACGACCATTGCCATTGGCATGAGAAATAGTTAGATATTGATTTGGTATATTTAAAGATAACATAATTGTGAGACCCGATGAATTAACGATAACACTTACAATATTATAATTACATGTAGCATCTCTGCCAATTTCAAAATGAGAATCTTTCAGATTTATACCCGGAGAAAATATAAATTTTTCTGATGGAATTATTCCATAATTATTTTCTTTAATATCATCGAGCATATGTTTAATAGAGGGTAAATATCCTTCATTTTCAATTTCAATCCAGTTCGCATGTTGTAGAGGTATATAATTATCTAAATTGTTTTCAACTGGATAAAGGATCATATTATTATAAACCTTTAAGATTCTCTTAGGTGTCGCCGTGATGTAAAAATCCTTAATAAATTCATTATCGTCTATAATATCACCCAAATCATCAATAATAGTCATAATATGTTTATCTGCTTCATCAAAATAGAGATTAATCGTTTCTAAACAATTTGGGACGATCGGAAAACCAAATAATGGATTTGGTCTAATAAGTTGTTCAATTAGACTTTTTATCTGAGGTAAACGAATACTATTGGTTAGAGTAATAATATTTCTGATTTGTTTTTCACCTACAATTAGACCATAAATATGATTATGAATTTCTTTTCTACTTACCCCCGCGACATCTATAGATTCGCAGTGCACGGAAATAGTTTTTTTATCTTCTAATTCATCAATCGCACCATCAACTTGATTCACAATTCTATTTGCGGTTTGTGAACCCAGCATACAAAGATTATCAGTAAAAACAATATTAATAGAATTTTTATTATCTATTATACTTTTTATAATTTCCTGTGTTTTCCTGTTTTGTGTAGGTTTATATATCACCACCTTTGTCATATTTATTCTTATATAACTATATTGTTTTATTTTATATTGTTTTAGTTGTCAATCAAATTTAATTAAATTTTTTATCATAAGCTTCGATATAAGGTTCAGCTAAAGCATAAAAAGCGAACATTAAATATAATGTCTTTACATCTTCTTTAGATTGTAGATAATGTTCCCTTGGTAATTCCGGTCCAACATAAAAATCAGACATTTCTAAATAAGCTTGAGAAAAGTTACTTATTAATTCTTTATACTCTCTATTCTGTTGCATGTATATTTTCTCGTGCTTAGATTCTGTGGAATAATGAATATTCTCTACATCTATTCTCTGTTCATAATCCAGATCTTGTTTTAAAAGATTTTCAGTAATTTCTTTTATAGGATCTTTTTTTAGTTCTTCTGTAAAAGAATTTAATTTTTTTTCTAATTCGTCAAGATTCATTTATTATTAATTGCGTTAAATATTTTAAATAAAAATTTATTCTAAAATTATAAAATGGATCCGGGAAGTATTAAGATTGTTACTATTGATAATTTACATGGAAGCATTCTAGAGTTTATTCAAGATAGTCAGATTATCATCGGTGAATATGATGATATGAAAGAATGTGTATTAAAGATGATTAGAGCTCGTTATTTCTTTAATATGGATAGAGATCGTCTAAGGGATGCTATGGAGGATATCACATTCGCTTTCTGTCCCGGAGATGATGTAAATAAAGATCGCGTTAGCAGAGGTTTAGAATATGAATACAGCGATGACGAGGATTCCGATGATGATGGCGTTGAAGATATTGGAACTATTAATAATGATTCAATTGAGATTTCTTAAATTTTTTATATATATATATATAATGAGGTCTAAAAGAATGAGGTCTAAAAAGGGAAAGAGCAAGGTTGATAAAATCAAGAGAAAAAGTAGAAGAAAGTAAATAGTCGAACTAAGATGAAGAAAAAAAGTTCAAGAAAAACAAGGGTAAGTAGGAGGTCTTTTATTCGAAAAACTAAGAGGAGGATGAGAGGTGGGTCGGCCCCACTTATTAAGAAGACGACTGTTGGAATGATGGAGAGGAAGAAACTAATTGACACGGCAGCGGAAGAATGGTTCAGTGCAAATCCGAATCAATTATATGATATTGTCTCATTAGATACACTTCCAGAGGGACCTATGAAAGAATATACTAAATCTGTATACAATAGTCACAATATACGTGTAATTATAACCCAAAAAGATCGGGGTCTCCTACCCATCGGTGTCGAGGTTATTATGTGGTTGATGGACTGGGTCAATAAAAATCCTATAAGTGAACACCGTTTCACACCTGATTATAATAAAATAATCGGTTATATAAAAGATTATGAAAGAGAATACGGATCGCGCGAGCCGCGCGAGGAGGTCACTGTCGCCGAGCCGCGCGAGGAGGTCACTGCCGCCGATCCGAATTATTTTCATAGATGACTGAAAATCAGGCCTGATGCAGCACATTCCAACGCATGAAATTAATTTCATAGAAGAATCTTTAAATCTTTATCTAAATTTTCATTTTAAAATCTATTCTTAATTAGAATGACTAAGAATAGAAAAAAAAAGAGATCTTTTAAGAGATCTATTAGAAGATCTCTTAAAAAATTTAAAAAGTCTTTTAAAAAATCTGTCTCTAAATTACAAGAAAAAGTTTTAATCCATAAAAAACTAAAAAATAAATATGGTATTAAAGATGTCCCTATGGAAAAAAAAGAAAATAAAGGGACAGTTGAAAGTTCGGGATCCGTTGATTATCACTATCAGAGATTAGATAATATATCAACTTTTTTATTTAAAATTTCTTCTAAATTAGATCACGTTTATATAAATGAAGATTTAACAATTGAATATGATATTAAAACTCAGAAAATAAAATCTCTAAATTCATCTCTTGATTATTTTAAGAAGAAATTAAATGAAAAAAAGGATAAATATTTCGTAGCATTTACATTTAATATTCAATTAATAACATTTTCTCACGCGAATATAGTATTAATTGATAATAAAAATAAAAATATTGAATTCTTTGAACCCCACGGACATAAAGATGATGACAGCACACTGGAAGGAGTGAAGGGTGCTTATTTTCAGAAAGCTAAACATCTTAAAAAATTTATGAAAGATATATTACCCGATTATAAATTCAAGAATGTTTCTGAAATGTTTAAACAAGAGGGATTTCAGATGAAATATGATGCTAGACATGGATATTGCGTTACCTGGTCTATTTTATATGTTCATTACCGATTATTAAATCCAGATATAAAATTAGATGTACTCATACAGTATATTTATTACTACATTACTAAGAACAAATTATTAAGATATGCCAAGTATATTGAAAAAATATTAAAAAAACATAAATAAATTTGATTTTATTTAAAGGTAGGATTAATAAATAAAATAAGAGATAGGAAAATGGAAGTTAACCCCAATTTAAGGGTTTCTACCATGACATGTATATCCAACTTAAACACAGAAATAGATCTTAAAAAATTATTTGATTCCGTAGAAATAGATAATAATCTTACATACATTGAATATGGAGCTCTGAATCAGAAGGGTAATAAACCATCTAAGTCTAATAAACCGCGCAAGACAGAAAAAAAGAAATTCTTTTATAATCAGATCACAGCTCACATATTTGAAGATAAAATTGTAAATGTGAAAATTTTCAATAATGGCAAGATTCAGATGACAGGTGTTAAAACAGAAACACAGAGTAAAAATATTCTTAAAAAACTTGTATCTATTATTAGAAATATAGATAAAGATATTCTAGAAACTATTTTAACAGATACAGAATTTAATCCAGGTGATATCAGAATTGCAATGATAAATACAGATTTTGATTGTGGTTTTAAAATTAAAAGGGAAATATTACACCGATTAGTTATAGATAAAGATTACTATTCATCATTTGAACCCACGATTTATCCGGGGGTTAATATTAAATATTATTTCAATAAAGAAAAACAAGATACGGGGATATGTAATTGTGAGGGGAAATGTAATGGAAAAGGAAAAGATGGATTCTGTAAAAAGATAACAGTTGCAGTTTTCAATAGTGGTAAGATTATTATCACCGGGGGTCAGTCTTATGAACAACTAAATACGGCGTATGATTTCATCGATAATACAATTAAAAATAATAAGAAAGAATTAATATTAGCAGATAGGGGTGAAAATCTTAATGAATAAATAATTTATTTAATATAGTATATTAAAATGAATTATCTTTATTTACTAATAGGATTAGTTATTTTATACATAGCATATGAGAAATTTAAACCCAAGACAGAGGTTGTAAATGAAATTTTTTATGAAGAAAAGAAAAATAATCCTACTAATATAGGATTCGTTAAACCCGAACACCGATTACTTAAAATTTTTAATAATATTTCAAGTGGTGCTAAGATTAAACTATCAGGTTCTTGCAATCAATATATTTATAATAAGAATACAATCGATCAAGAATTAAATGAAAAAATAACCATTCTCGTTAAAGATATGATAGGAACAATTAATAAAATATCTGGAAATAGTTATTTTATCAAAAAAATAGAAAATGTTTATTGTTTAATTGATAGGAAGAAGAATCAGAGATATATAGTTGATTTTTTTATTTATGATGTTAAAAACTATTATACAATTCGTTTAATTACAGACATAGTCATAATAGATGAAGAAATATATCTAAATTATCTAAACGTTCAATCGGCGTCTAATTCAACTCTTATAAATAACTATGATGTTAAATTTAATTCAATCGGTATTCTATTTGATTCCAATATGTTTCACGAAGATTTATCCAAGATATTTGATAATTATTATTCACAATCGTTTAAAGTTATAGGAGTAAGTGATATAAACTTAGAATATTCAAAAGAAGATCTTACAGAAGTCCTTACATTAAATAGTCTTAAAAATTCTTATATACCCGCGAATATATCGCCTAATTCCTATAAAGATTTAGAAAATAAAGGATTGAATGGTTATTTAGATATGTATTTACCCGAAAATCAACATTTAATTAAGAGTAAAACATTCTGTGATAAATATAAATTAGAATGGGATAAATATGGTATTAAGAATGAAAATGATGAAACAGATATGGGATGTTATTTAAATAATAATGCCACAACATCAGAAATAAATGAACCTTATTTCGCCCCGGGAGTTGTAACTAAGAGAGTTGATTATAATAGATATAGTTGGTTAAATAATCCTGCTAATAAAAATATAATAAGAGATGCTGGTTATAGTCTTTAATTTAATTAAAATATTTCTTTAATTATAGTTGTATGAATAAACATCATATACCGAAATGCATATGGTGTTTCTGGAATTCTAATGATTTACCCGATACAGTAAAAAAATCAATTGATACATGGAAACATTTTAATCCGGATTATAAGATTACCGTTATTAATAAAAAAAACATCAGAAAACTAATTCCTAATATTAATTTTAATAAGATTAAAATAGCGAAAGATAGTATACAAAAATATTCAGATTTTATTAGAATATGCGTATTAAAGAAATATGGAGGTATATGGATTGATGGATCTTCTTTTTCAACTTGTTCTTTCGATGAATGGTTTCATAAGATAGGTATCAAGAAAACAACGGATTTTATAGGTTACGTTAATCCACAATTTAATAAGATAAAATATGAAAAAAAATATCCCATGATAGAAAATTGGTTTTTCGCCTGTCCTAAAAATAGTAAGTTCGTGAAAGAATGGTATACAGAATTCATGAAATTGAAAAATCTTAATGATGTCAATGATTACATAGATGAAGTTGTAGAAGAAGGGATTGATATGCAATATATAGATAATCCACAATATTTAACTCAGCATTTAGCGGCCCAGGCTATTTTACAGAGGGGATATAATATGAAAGATATGATACTATTAAATGCTATTAAAAATAAATACGGGAACGGACCTCTTCATTATTATATTTCGCCTAAAGCATGGACTTTAACTGAAGTGGGATCTGTTAGAACTTTATGCACGGATAAAAAAGAATGGGCGCAACCAATTGTTAAATTAGTTGGAGATACAAGGAGAATTGTAGAAAACAATAAGAGCATAAAGAAATGTGTTTTTAAAAAAGTAGATGAATTATTAGAAAAATCTAATAATAAAAGTGAATTATTAGAAAAATCTAAAAAGAAAAAAAGAACTAAAAGAATAAAAAGAACTAAAAGAACTAAACGAAGATAAATTTTTAAAAAGAACATTCATATGAAATTACATTCTGTCTAATGTAATCATTTTTTTCTTCTTTATTAAATAGAGATTTATATTCTTTATTAATTATCTGGAAATATTTAAATACACATTCCGTACATTCATCATCAACGATAGTTTCTTTAGTTATATCCTTTAAAGTTATATTGTTAATAAGCATATAGTATAAAGTATCATAACCATTTATTAATAATAATTCAATAAATTCATAAATATCTTTTTTATTTTTTATTTCTTTACATTTTTTTAATATTTCATAAATTTTTTTTCTTTTATCAATATGAAGCATTACTTCATTATTTAATATCTTATTTATTTCAGTCCTTTTATTCTTAAATCTCCTTATGTACATTATTAGTAGAATGTTAATTTTATCTTTTTCCTCTCTTTCCTTGAAATGATCTTTTATAAATGTTTCCCTTTTATCTTCTTCATCTTTTTTATCTTTTTTATTCTTTAAAAATAAATCATCCAAATAAACTAAATTATTATAATTATCCCCCTCTTTTTCTTCTATCTTGATATAACAGGCGTTATTAAATACTATATAACCATCCGTTTTGTTATGATTTTCTACATATTTAATAAATTCGGAATCATCTATCTTTTTATCTATCGATTTTAATACTTCTATAATTAAATCATATTTAATCGTTGGCATTTCTCTATTGCTAACAGATTCAATGCCATCAATAAATTGTATAGGTTTTATAGGAATACAATATTCTTCTTCACCTTCTTTTTTATAACCCACGTGAGTTATTCTTTTAGTAATATCATAATAATTCTTCGTAAATGTGTAACCCGTCATAAATGTTTTAATAGTTTCATGATCGGGAAATTCCGAATCTCCTATAAGCATTTTTTTATCAGAATGTTCTATTAATTTATCAATAATAAGATTATTAAGTGAAGTCACGATGAAATCTTCTTTATCTAAAGAAGGCATATCATCTTTAAATTTTTTATCATAAAATCTTAATTTATAAGAATCATCCCCCTCGTTTATTTCATGAATATATCCTACAATATTATTTTCAGGTATAAATACAACCGATTTTTCTTCTATTTTCAACTTATCAGAATATTTTAATGTTGGAATAATTTTCATTATTCCATTTTGTTTCTTTTCTCTTTTATCATATATCATTGATGATAAATCATTATTTTCTTTTCTTAACATTATTAATTCATATTTATCTTCCTTTTCATATATCAATATATATTCATCATCTCTATTAAAATCAAATGGTAATATATTTTTTTTCATTTCAATTCTATTATCTTTATCTTCAAATACAACTATATTAATATTAGTTTTACCGTTAAATGTTTCATTATCGGGACTTCTCGTAATTTCTCTTATGATTGAAGCTATGAATCTACTATCGTGATTATTAGCTTCAATATATTTTTCGATATTTTCCTTGGAGTTTTCAATTCTTTTTTCTAATGTATTTCCGGTTAATTTTATCTTCGTATCCATAAATTTAAGAATTATATTGGATAAATTATCATAATTTTTATAGTTTTTAATATCATTGTTTAAGTTTTTTTTAAATTCACCTACATCACATTTCTCGATAGACGATAAAACAGACAATAATTTATTATCTTTATTACCTACTCTATAAATACCACCCCAATCTTCATTGATCTTATGTTGAATATTTAAGAAATCAATTATTTTTTCTTTAACTAATCCTAAATTATTATTATTCAATGGAAATATTTTAGTAGAAGAAAAATTAGAATTATCGGTTATATTAATAGCATTTATTTCTCTTGTTGGTATTGTTTTAGTTGTTTTAGTTATTTTTTTTAATTTACTCACATGATACATTTTTTCTTTCCCGTCAATCATTACTTCATACTTGTCCTTATTAGGTCCTTTATCGTATCTCTTTTTAATTATCCCTTTAAGGGTTTTCTTCTTCATAAAAATATTTACCTCATCCCCGAGTTTATATTTATCTTTCATTTGATTCTTCCCGCAACAGGGTATTGAATATTTAGCATGACAATTCTGTTTAAAAATAACATTATATTGGTTTACATTTTTCGTTCCCTTTTTCGGTAATGGATTCCCTTTTTTATCAGTTCCTTTACTATACCAATAACTTTCCTCAATTGTCTTATCTTTCATCTGACCCCTCCTTTCGAATATAAAATAATCATTATCCTTTAATTCTGTAGTAGTTAAATCATGGGGTAATACATAATCTTTCCACTGCTTTCCTCCTTTTTTAGATTCATATGGTATTTTTAATATAGGATGTTCTTCTTCTTTAGGACTTAGAGGAATATTATGCTTTCTATCCCAGAATCTAGGACATATATACAATCTTTCATATGGATTCGGTACTTTATTACCCCCTTCATCTGTTACGAATTCTGGATCACGACCATCAACCGCCAATGCCCCACCTTTAGGGAAAGCAACACCATCGAGAGGTCCATATTTGTCTTCAATCTCATCTAATTCTTTTCTATATAATACGATCGGTTGAAGATCTTGTATTGCTCCACACGATTTCGCATATGTATTTCTCTGACCCGATTTACCAACTGTCCCGGGATAGCCCCCTTCTGGTTCTATCAATTCAATATCATATTCTTTTAATCTATTCAAGAAATAACGAAAATTATTGTATCCCCCACCACTCTGTATTAAATTATGTAATAAACCACCGCTTTGACTATCCGAAGATTCAATTTTACCGAAATCATCTGAATCCGAATCACTACCCGAATCACTACCCGAATCACTATCAGAATCACTATCAGAATCATCTTCTTTTCCTTTATCTTCTATCTCGGCGTCTACCCCGACTTCTTCCATGGCTTCAACTGCTTCTTCGTCATCTGTATTAATTTCTTCTTCCGGGGATTTTATTTCTTTTTCTTTTTCTTTCTTTTCTGGTGGTTTTATTTCTTTTTCTTTTTTAGATTCCTCTTTTTCGGATGATTCTTCGGATGATTCTTCCGATGATTCTTCGGATGATTCTGATGATTCTTCGGATGATTCTTCGGATGATTCTTCGGATGATTCTTCTGATGATTCTTCTTCGGATGATTCATAAATCTCTAATCTTGAATAAGAAGAATAATATTTATTAATCTCTTTATTTATCTCAGAATTATTATGGATTTTGAATTTTTCTTTTATGCCAAGTATTT